TATCAACAAAATACTAATTTAAGTTAATAAATAATTAGTGTGGGGCTTAGGCCCCACATAAATTTTAAGGAGATTAAATATGGCAAGTAATGGAGATATACAAGCAACAAGATCGACTGCAGCAGCTGGAGCTAGTGCAATTATTAGTCAGCCTATTAGACTAAGAGGTATTATAATTTCTTCTGATGGTAATGGAGCCGGTGTTTTAGAACTAACAACAACCTCTAATTCTGGATCTACTTTGTTTATTGGTGATGTTCCAACTGGAGATGTAATTAATTTTTCATTTCCTGAAGAGGGAATTTTGTTTCCAAAAGGAATTTTTTGTAAAACTAAAACTAATATTGCAGCTTACACATTATTGACGGACAAATATTCAGGACCAGGTTTAACAGCGGGGTAATTAAATGGCTAATACCACTTCTGGCACTACAACGTTTGACAAAACGTTTTCGATCGACGAGATAATTGAAGAGTCTTATAACAGACTTGGTCAATTTGACATGAGTGGTTATAATTTAAAAACTGCTCGAAGATCGTTAAACATAATGTTTCAGGAGTGGGGTAATAGAGGCCTTCATTTTTGGGAAGTGGCAAACACTAATATTACTTTAGCAAACGGTCAGAACGAATATAAAATTTTTAGATCAACGTCTGACGGTAATTCTAATGGAGTAACATCTACATTGTCAGCAGCTATTACTTCTACAACAGCTACTACAGGAATTACATTAGCTTCTATAACCAACATGCCAACCACAGGCACTATCAACGTAGGATCTGAAAATATTTCTTACACTGGATTTAGTGATTTAGAGCTCACTGGAGTAACACGTGGGGTTAATGGAACTACTGCAGCTACTCATTCAAGCGGCGATACGGTTACTAATTTTGTAAATCAAGCTACAGAAATTTTAGAGTGTTCATACAGAAATAACTCTAATGTAGATTCACCTTTAGAAAAAATAAATAGATCTCAATATCAGGCATTGTCTAATAAAACAGCTACAGGACAACCCTCACAGTATTTTGTTCAGAGATTTGTTGATCACATTTTAATAACCGTTTATTTAACGCCAGGTGCTTCTCAAAATGGAGATGTTATTAATTTTTATTATGAAAAAAGAATTCAAGATGCAGGTGCTTATACTAATGCAACAGATGTACCCTATAGATTTGTACCTTGCATGGTCGCGGGTTTAACTTATTATTTATCTATGAAGTATGCACAACCAAGAATACAAGAAACAAAATTAATTTATGAAGATGAATTGGCTAGAGCTCTAGAAGAAGATGGTTCTTCCGCTAGTGTTTACATTTCACCTAAAACTTACTATCCGAGTATATAACTATGGGAAATTTATCAAAAGGAAGATACGCATTATTTATTTCAGATCGATCAGGTCTAGCATACCCTTATAGAGAAATGGTTAGAGAATGGAATGGTGCAAGAGTTCACACTTCTGAATATGAACCAAAGCAGCCACAATTAGAACCTAAACCATACACTGCAGATCCACAAGGATTACCACATCCCAGACCGGCAAGAACAGAATTTCCAACTACAGATTTTTTACCAATCAATCCATTTACTATGACTAATTCTTCAACTCAAGTTTCTGTTAGCTTTCCTTTTAGTGGTTATCAAAATGGAGACTTTATAAGATTCTATGATGTTAAAAGTCCTGTAGGGGGAGTTGCAATTTCTACATTACAATTAGAAACTACTTTAAACGGAAATATTACAGCAACAGATACTTCTATTACTCTAACAGACTCTTCTGCTTTTCCTAGTCAAGGATATATTGCAATTGAAAAAATAAATGCAACATCTGGATTATATGAAACTGAAACTATTTATTATAATGGTAACTCAGCAAATGTTTTATCGAATTGTGTTCGAGGAACAGCTGCTCCTTTCAGAGGACAGACTCCCAAAAACACACCCGCAGGTAAACACTCAAGTGGAGCAAAAGTTTACGGTGCTTACGCAGTAACGATGGTTCCAACAGTAGTAACACAAGCGGGACAACCTTCAACTGTTACAGAATTTAACAGTTTTACTTTTAATTTAATTAGTGCTGCAAGTAGCACAGAAACGGGAGGCGGGTTTCAATGTTTAGCTGGACCTGTTAATGATAGATCATGACATACACAGAATTATTGCAAAAAATTAGAGATTATACAGAAGTATCTAGTAATGTTTTAACCGATACTATTTGTAATGGATTTATAGAAAATGCAGAATTTAGAATTCTTAGAGAAGTAGATTCTGATAACAATAGAAGATATGATACAGCTAATTTAATTGTTAATGATAGATTTATTGGTAGACCTGCAGGTTTGTTAGTTGTTAGATCCGCACAAATTGTTGATTCAGACGGAAGTTCTCAACCAAACAATAGAGATTTTTTACAATATAGAGACACAAGTTTTATGTCGGAATTTAATCCTACAGAAGCTACCGGAGTACCTAAATACTATAGTTTATGGGACGAACAAAATATTGTAGTGGCTCCTACACCTGATGCTACTTACACAATTCAATTAAATTATATCTTGAAAGATGAAGGTTTATCAAGTACAAATACTACAACATATATAAGTCAAAATTTTCCCAATGGACTTTTGTATGCATGCCTAATCGAGGCCTATGGATTTTTAAAAGGCCCACAAGATCTCTTGCAATTATACGAACAAAAGTATAAACAAGTGGTTGAAGGCTTCTCAATTGAACAAATGGGAAGACGAAGACGAGATGAATACCAGGCAGGTGTTCCTCGAATAGGAAAACAGTAAGGAGATATACTATGGCTATAACACAGGCAATCGCAAATGCTTTTAAAAAACAATTACTAGAAGGTGATGCAAGTTTTAAATCATCTGGTGGTGATGTTTTTAAATTAGCTCTTTATACTAACTCCGCAACTCTAAACTCATCAACTACTGCATTCACAACTTCTGGTGAAGTTGCGAACACAGGTACATACGCTTCTGGTGGAGATAAATTAACAGGTCAAAATACTTCAATCGCTTCAGGTGTTGCAATTGTTGATTTTGCAGATTTATCGTTTACGGGTGTTACGTTGACAGCTAGAGGTGCAATGATCTACAATACATCTTCTGCAGTTACTAATGCAGCAGTTGCAATTTTAGATTTTGGAGGAGATAAAACAGCTACATCAGGAACTTTTACAATTCAGTTTCCAGCATTTACTACGGCAGCAGCTATATTAAGAATCTCTGGTTAAGGAGAAATAAATGGCATTGGTTGTAAACGACAGAGTCAAAGAGACTTCGACCACTACTGGTACGGGTACTCTTAGTCTTGCAGGCGCAGTAACAGGTTTTGAAACATTTGTTGCCGGTATAGGTAATTCTAATACAACTTACTACTCAATTGTAAATGAGAATGGTGAGTTTGAAGTAGGCCTAGGTACAGTAACTGATGCAACACCAGATACTCTCGCAAGAACTACAGTTATTTCATCATCAAATAGTGACTCCGCGGTAAATTTTTCTGCGGGAACTAAAGATGTTTTCTGTACTCTTCCTGCGTCTAAAGCAGTCATTAAAGATGCTAGCGGAAACATTGTAGCAAATAATGGATCAGCATTAACAAATTTAAATGCAAGTAATCTAGCTTCAGGCACAGTTCCAAATGCAAGACTAGATGCTCAACTACAAGACGTTGCAGGATTATCGACAACTTCTGGAAAAATTATTCAAGGTGATGGATCAAACTTTGGTCTTTCAGCCTACACATTACCTACATCAGACGGATCTTCTTCTCAAGTTTTAACAACTGATGGATCAGGTGCGGTTACGTTTCAAACACCTACAGTCGGAGATATTACTTCTGTTGTAGCAGGTTCTGGTTTAACTGGGGGAGCAACTAGTGGAGCTGCAACTTTAAATGTTGGCGCAGGAACTGGTGTTACAGTTAACGCTGACGATATAGCTATTGGTCAAAGTGTGGCTACTTCAGCTAGTCCTACTTTTGCAGGATTAACAACCACTGCTGATATTAATTTTGGAGATAATGACAAAGCTATCTTTGGAGCAGGTTCAGATTTACAAATATATCATGATCCGTCTGAAGGAAGTATTGTTAGAGATGCTGGCTCTGGAAATTTAGTTCTTGCTGGAAACGATGTTCAAATTACTAATGGTGCAAGGAATGAAACACACATTGATTGCAATAATAATGGTGCTGTCGAACTTTACCATGACAACTCTAAGAAATTAGAAACAACATCTGCTGGTGTACAAACAACAGGTACTGTTAATGTAAACGGAGCATATACACTTCCAACATCAGACGGATCAGCTAACCAAGTTTTAACAACTGATGGATCAGGCGCACTTACTTTTGAAACACCAACTACTGGAGATATAACTTCAGTTGTAGCAGGATCTGGTTTAACTGGAGGAGCAACTTCCGGTGCAGCTACTTTAAACGTTGGAGCTGGAAACTTAATTGATGTTCAAGCAGATCAAATAGATGTTGATCTTTCTGAA